CTAGGGGGTAGTTGTATATTTACTCAGTATATAGATATATAGCCCCCCTGCATGGTTCTATGAACATTATACACCCTGTATCCAATTTTGTCTATTGACAAATTGTCACAGATTACATTATTTAAAAATAAACCTTGACAAAATTGATATTAATGACTATAATATATTTATATATTATTCAAAGGACACACATACACACATAACATACAAGTTAACACAAGGGTCATCACGAATAATATATAAAATATAACAAATATGAAATTTGAAGCAAACATTCCTAGCTATTTAAAGACTGGACAAGGTGTATTCCCTGTCCAAAGAAAGTCTGCAGATAGTTCTATGGCAGAATTTAGAAACTTATCTGGTAATTTGTTTGAAAAACTAAACAAAGGTGCAGATATGCCTGTGGCAAATGATGGTAATATGGTTGCTTTAGCACCTATGGGTGTGGATAGAGTAGAATCTAGACCACAATCAGAGAATTTACTAGATAAAATGCAACAAAACATGGGACAAGGTGTAAGTGAAAGAGAATTTATGCCTAAATCAGATGTAGAATCTGACTTTACACCTGTAATGCCACAGATTAGGCCAGGTGTAATGAGAGAACCAACAGAAAGAATGGTACAAGCTGATGGTGAGGATATATTCATTGGTTAAACAGATGCCATTCAAAGAATTAATGGAGATAGTTAATGCAAAACATGGATTCTTCTATAACAAAGACTCAAAAAAGAAACTTGACAGATATGCAAGAGAAGTTTCTAGACGTATTATTCGGAGAAGCAAAAGGAAATCCTAGAGAAGCAGCAAGAATAGCTGGATATTCTGAGCATAGCTATCCTAAAGTTATAAGAAACTTAAAAAAAGAAATTACGGAGCTTGCGGAAACACATTTGTCTACGCACTCTGCAAAAGCAGCTACTCGTTTAACAGACCTACTAGACGAAGACGGGACTACACCACACTCTAATATTCGTCTAGCAGCTGCGAACTCATTATTAGACAGAGTAGGCATAACAAAAAAAGATCAGTTAGATATAAACATGAAAGCATTGCATGGAATATTTATACTACCACCAAAAGATGGAACAGATAAAGATAAAAAGGAAAGCTAGAACAATTCCTTTTGGTTTTAAACAATCACAAGATCCAGATTACTTAGAACCAATAAAAGAAGAATTAGATGCTCTTAAACAAGCAAGAGAATATTCAAAGACTTGCTCATTAAGAGAGACCGCTCAATGGCTACATAGAAAAACAGGAAGATACATATCACATGTCGGACTTAAAAAAAGACTCGAACGAAATAGCACCACCCAAGCCCAAGAAAATAGTTCGACAGAAGGCCAAGAAGTCAGTAACACAGATACTAGCTCGAACTCGTAAGAAAGTTGCTAAAGCAGAACAGTCTCTACGTTCTGCTAAACGTCACGCAGAAAATACTAAGAACAAATTGTTAACTATTGACAAAGCGTTAACTGGTAAAGAGACACAACTACTTACAGAAGATATAATCGAGAGTGCTCCTAAGACAGTCAAAGAGCACATAAACCAGCAGGAAGTAATCTTTAAACCTAATGAAGGTCCACAGATGGAATTCCTTGCAGCTTCAGAAAGAGAAGTGTTTTATGGTGGAGCAAGAGGTGGAGGCAAATCATATGCCATGCTAGTAGATCCACTTCGTTATTGTTCCAAAGCTCAACACAGAGCACTCCTAGTAAGGAGGACAATGCCAGAGTTAAGAGACTTAATTCAAAAGTCTCAGCTATTATACTCGAAGGCATTCCCAGGTGCAAAATGGAGAGAACAAGAAAAAGAATGGCGATTCCCATCGGGAGCAAAGATAGAGTTTGGTTACGCAGAGAACATGACAGACGTTTTACGTTACCAAGGTCAATCATATACATGGATAGGAATAGACGAACTTCCACAATATCCTTCGCCAGATATATATAATTTTTTAAGATCTTCTTTAAGATCCGTTGATAAAGATATACCTGTCTATATGAGAGCAACAGGTAATCCAGGCAATGTAGGATCACAATGGGTTCGAGAAATGTTTGTTGAACCTAGTGAACCAAATACAGCGTTTGACGTAGGGATAGATACACCCGTTGGTAAAAAATATATTACTAGAAGATTTATACCAGCTAAGTTACAAGATAATCCGTATCTAATGCAGACTGATGATTATTACATCATGCTTGCATCTTTACCTGAAGTACAACGTAAACAATTTTTAGATGGAGACTGGGATGCATATGAAGACTCAGCATTTCCAGAATTTAGTAGAACAAGTCATGTGGTTGAAAATTTTGAAGTACCTAATGGATGGTATAAGTTTCGTGCTGCTGACTGGGGTTATTCTTCTCCTGCTTGTGTTTTATGGATCGCTGTGGATTATAATAATAATCTCTGGGTTTATAGAGAACTATATACTTCCAAAGTTACGGCAGATCATTTTGCAAGACAAGTATTAGAATTAGAACATGGTGAATATATTCACTACGGTGTACTAGATGTTAGTACATGGGCAAAGAGAGGTGATGTAGGTCCTAGTATTGCAGAGACAATGATACAACAAGGATGCAGATGGAGACCATCAGATAGATCACCTAAAAGTAGAATTAATGGTAAGCTAGAGATTCACAAAAGATTAAAAGTAAATGATAATGAACCAGGTATTAGAATATTTAAAAGTTGTCATAATTTAATTAGAACTTTATCTACATTACCAACAGATAAAAATAATCCTGAGGATGTAGATACACATGCAGAGGATCATGCTTACGATGCATTACGTTATGGATGTATGAGTAGACCAACACATCCTAAGTATGCAAGTAGATTTAATCAAAGATTTACAGAAGAATTTAATCCCTCAGATTCACAATTTGGATATTAATGCCACTAAATAAAAAAGGTAAAAAAATTAAAACATCTATGACAAAAAGATATGGTAAGAAAAAAGGTGAAGCCATATTTTATGCCATGGAAAATTCTGGTAAATTAAAGGGTGTCAAAAAGAAAACTACCAGAAATAAATAAAAAAATTTTTCCATACGATTTAGTAATCGCTTGGTGGGAAGATATTGTTGCTGATTCGATTTGGCTTGATATACCAGATATAAAAAAATCAACTACAGCTATTTGTTGTACAGTTGGATGGTTAATGAAACAAGACGATAAAGTTACAATTTTAATGTCTGATTTTAATTTTGAATCAAACAATGAAGTAAAACAAGGTGGTGGTCACACGACTATACCAACTAAAAATATATTAAAGATTAAGAAGATAAAAATATAGGAGACAACAATGAACACATTTGACCCTAAGGCAAAAGTAAAACAAGGTCAGTTTAGTGATGCACCTGATGGCAAACAGCCTAACAGAGAGCATACTAATATTGATTTTGCAAAAGAAGCACCTGGTAAAGGTGAGGCTGATATTTACTTAAAAAATGCTGACTATCCAAGTGAGCCAGGATCTAAACACGTAGATGACGCTGTATTTAGAATGGCTGATGAAAAGGATTACTAATGAACGAAAACGGACTAGGACCTAGAAGTAATTTTATACCTGAAGTTAATGCAGGTACTAATGGTTCTAATAAAAAGAAAAAAGATGCTAAAGAAATTTTAGATGATGATTTAAAAAAAGCAGCAGAAAAAAAAGATAAAGCACTTAAAAAAACTGAAAAGACTAAAACATTAAAAGATGATTTAAAAGTTGGTATAACTTATAGAGCAGATCAACTTAAATCATTAGGTAAATTTGCTTTACAAAAAGGTAAAAATAAAATTTACGGACAAATAGATTTATTAAAAACAAAAATAGACTAGGAGACAATAACTATGATGAAAAGATACATGCACGGAGAACTTGCACCTGATACACCTAAAGCACCTATTGAGCCAATGGCAATAGACCCTAACTCAAAAGTTATGCAAGGTGCTACAAGTGGAGATGGTAATGACAAAAAAGGTAAGTCAAAATCAAAAGTAGATCCAGCAATTTTTAGAATGGCTGAAGAGAGAGATTACTAATGACTAAGGAAGATTCTGAAAGAAAAAAAAATTATGCTAATGAGTATAATAAAAGAGCAAGTGATATAGTGACTGGTAAAAGTGTTCCTCTACCTGGAGGACCTGTACCTTTTTATTATACTATAAAAGCACTAGATAAAATATCAAAAGGTATTACAAATTTATTTTCTGATGATGCTAAAAAACCAAAATTAGAAAAATTAAAAAAGCCAAAAGTAGATAAGCCAAGAGTTAAACCACCAAAATTAAAAGATTAATGGAAGAAGAAAATAAAGTAGCTGATGAAGTCAGTGAATCATCTCCTATTGTAGGACACATAAGAGAAAAATTTTACCAATCTGAAAACTCAAGACTATACGATGAGAAGAGATGGTTAAAGGCTTATAGAAACTACAGAGGATTGTATGGTCCTGAAATGGTTTTTCGT